TAGCAAATCTATTTTGTACTTGTTTTATTCTTAACAAATTAGGTGTATCTGTATAAGATGAAAAATTGGGATCGTTAGGAGCTGTATTAGTAATAGTATCAAAAATAGCATCTTGAGCTAAATTATCTACTTCATACCATTGATTTCCTGCTGTATCAAAAATATCTAAAATACTTATAATATTTGGATCATTAATATCAACAAAATTAAAGGGAATTGGAGTAGTAAATGTTGCGGTTGTTGTTTTGATAGTAGAAGAAATTGCTTGTCTTGATTTTTTTAATAAATAAGATGTTGGAGAACCTCCACTAGTTTGATAAACTACTACTTCCGTTGGATCTAAAGAACTACTAAAACTAAAATCAATTTTATCTTTAATTATAAAAGTTAAATTAGCATCAGTATTTGAAGCAACAACCGTATTTACAGGGACTAAAAGAGAATAACTAAAATCAGGAACAGTAACATTATTACTTCCACTAGTAGTAGCAGGGACAGTTTGATAAAAATCAAGAGTAACAGTAGCAGCTGATGTGACTTTAGGTTTATAACCTAACATATAAGCCAAATCAAATATATTATCTGTTTGGCGAGCATATTGAATAAAAGTTTCTTGGATTTGATTATCTAAATAAAACGACATTACATCACCCACATAAGCTGCCATTTCCATAAACATCATACCTGGTGATGATGGACTAAAATCATTATAGGTGTTTGGGAAATAGGTTTTAGCATAAGTAATCAATTGATCTCTTAAAGTGCTAAAATCTCTATTTAAATATTTTATATCTCTTTTAATTGTCATATTATACTGTTACGTTTATAGTGTCACTTATACCAAAATTAGCTACTTGATAAGTTATAGTTAATGTTAAAGTATTATAATCCTCATCGGGTAAATAGTCTACATTTTGAACTTGGACAAAAGGGAAAACATTTTTTATTTCTTCATTTATTATAAATAAAACATTGTCTTTTGTTACATTATCTAACCCTTGAAAAACTATACTTTTTAATTGACTTCCAAAAAATGGGTTAAATACTCTTTCTCCAGGATTTGTTGAAAAAAAATTTATTAAATTATATTTGATAGCATCTCTAGTTAAATAATTAGATTTAAATACTGCAGGACCATTAAAGGGGAGATCTATCCCAACTGCTTTTTCAGCAGCTAAATCTACAGGAAATCTATTTCTAACTATAATAGCCATTATTTATTCATTAAAGACATTATTTGATCTAATCCTACTGATCCTTCAGGTAAAGCTCCATTAGGATCCATAGGACCTTGAGGTTGGAAATTACCAGCATAAGCGGAATTAGCTACACCACCATGTTGTATTTCTTCTAATATTCCTCCAAACATAGCACGTCTTTCGGATGGAGTTAATTGTTTTGGTTTTTCAATGTGAGGTTGAGCGTAAGTATCTCTTACAGACTCATTTACAACTGTCTTAGGAGCACGAACTGCTTCTAAAAGAATATCTTTTAATTCCTCTTGGATAGCTTCCTTTACAGCTTCTTTGATCATTTTTTTAAAATCTGATGGTTTCATTATTTATAAATATTATTTTAGGTTATTTTTTATGGTTTTGTTAATGAAATAAGATAAGTTAAATCATTAAAAGTATTTTGAATAGGTTTTAGATAATTATCTACTTCCTCAAAAGAAAAAAACTTTTGAGTATCCAAAGTAAAATCAGTAACACGAGATTTAAATTCATCAAATTGATCTAAATTATAAAAATAATTTCTTAAATTAATAGGTAATTCAAATGAACTTTTAGGTAAAGATAAATCTCTAGTAATAATTTCATATTGACTTATAAATTGATTAGTTGTATTTTGGATTCTACTTTGTAAAAGAGCAACTTGTATTTCTCTATTTCCTTCAGCTTCAGGAAGTAAATCTTGTTCTAAGGTTGGGGGTTGTGGTTCAGGTTTATAATCTCCTATTAACCCAGACTCATCTATTATTTGTTTTAATTCTTCAACTAATGTTTGAGTATTTGTTGTAAAGGATAATTCTGTTTCTAAGGTTGGAATACCATTACCGTTATAAGCAACGGCTTTTCTTTGATTTAATTGTTCATTAAATTTAACTTCTACAATTTTTAATAAAAATCCTTTATAAAGATTATCTTGGTTAGCAGATGATTGATCTTGTTGTTTTGATAAAGTATCTACTGATGAATTTAGAGATAAAATATTAGTACTAGGGGAGCATTTTTTTATTATATCTATTATTTTTTCTAGAATAGATTTAATTTGTTTAATATAGAAAGATACTAAACTAGTAGCTACAGTAACACTCCCCAGTCCGGTTAATAATTCAGGAAGACGAGGAGTACCATCATTTTTAAAAATTAATTTTTTATTAGCATAATCTATTTTATCAATAGCTGCTACTAAAAAACCAGGGGCTACAGGAGAAGCATCCGCCGCTATAGTTAAAGAAGGAATTAAAGCATCTAAAATTGTTGATGTTGTTGTTACTACTATTACACCCGTAGATATATCTTGCATTAACTTATTAATATCTTCTACAAAAGTAGCAGTTGAATTTAAATTTTCTATTAAATTATTAATAGGAATAATAACTGAGTTTATTGTTGGTTCTGATGGACATAAATCAGGGATAATATTTGAATTAATATCTATTCCTAATTGAGAAGCATATGTTTGAGCCGCTGGTAGAGCAGATGCTACTAATTGAATACCTTGATTTGTAATAATATTTCCTAATTTAGCTAATCCTTTAGGTTTTTGGTTATTAGGTAAGGAGGCATTTACAGTTTTAGATAAAGACTTAATATCAATTACTCCGGTAGGTTTAGGAATTGTTTTAGAAGTTCTAGCAGCATCAACTAGTTTTTTAACATTTAATGCTTCTTTTTTAGCAATTTGTTCTTTTGCTTTCTTTTTTGCTATTTCTAAAGCTATATCTTTATTTATAGGTAATGCCATTATTCAGTAAAGCTTTTAGTAGATAAAGTTTTATTTTGTAATTCAGTAATTAATACATTTAAATTCTTAGAAACAGCTCCTGCAGTGGCTGCTAAAGTAGCAAAATTTGTTCCAGCAGGTTGAGAAATTAATAATTGAAGAGTATCAGCCAAATTAGCTATATTAATCATAGTTTCTTGTAATATACCTACTGTGGTTTTACCTTTTAATAAAGGTTCAGTTGCATCTTTACCTCCTAAATATACATTAGATTGAATTATTGTTTCTTTAGTATCAATATTTACACTTTCAACTGCATTTAAATTAACTGAGTTGTTAGAGATAAGTAATAAATGATCATTATAAGCATTAACTACTACTCTTCCTGAGTTTATAATGATTTGGTTACCAGAATATTCTTTAGGGTTTGTTGGAGGGACGTAATAACTATTATATGAACTAGAATTATTTAATGAAATTTTTTGAGTAGAACCCATATAAATAGAAGCAGGATCTTTATTAATATCTTCTAAAATAGGTTTCCAAGCTTCTTTTCCATCATCATATTGACCATTACGAATTATTATAATAGGATCTCCTTGATTTCCATCCCCAGCATTAGACCATTGATTTCCTAAATAAGGTAATCCATTACTTCCTGTTACTGTTGAACCAAATCTAAATGATTGGCCCCATCTACCTTCAAAAATAACATCACCTTCAAAAGGTTGTAAATTTTTAATATTTGCTTGTTCATCAAATGTTTCTCCTAAATCTATATCATCTACTCCATCGGTTACTTTTATTCTAGAACCTGCTTCAACTTGTCTATCAGTTTTTATTTCTGAGGGGGTTGCAGTTGTAGTATCTAAGGGATTTGGTAAAGCATTATTATGAACACTATTCCATATGTTTATAGGTAGAAAATAATAAAATTCTTGATTATTTAAGTCTACAAAATTTGGGTCTTGTAAATTTACTGTGGGGAGAGTTATAACATAAGCAATTTCATTTATAAGAGGAACTTGTCTAAAATTAGGAAATAAAGGTTTTGCAAATATATAATTATCTAAACTTTTAGCTTTAGTATTAATTGTTGGATTTGAAACTGAATCAAATAAAATTCCATTTAAAGTAAAATCTTCACCGTATTGAGTATAAATTTCAGGGTAATCTAATTTTGTTTGTTCTAAATTTAAAAAAGTATATTTTACCCTAACTGGGGTGATGGTAAAAGTACCTCTTTTTTCAATTCTTTTACTTTCTTGGGTTATGGTTTTAAATAAACTATTATTAGCAAACATTATTTATCTCCTTTTAATTCGTTCATAACGGCTAATAACTGTTCTTTTTCTTCATCAGAAATAGTTAAAGTACCTTCTGCTGTAGCTGTTTGCATAGCACGTTGAGCCAGTGCAGCCATTTTTACTAATAAATCATCATTTTTAACACTAATTTCCATATATTCTTTAATTAAAGGAACTACTAAAGTAGCATCCCCAATATCAGAAATAAGAGGTTTTAATTCGGAAATTAAAGCTGTGACTTGTTTATCTTTTTTCTGTTGATTAGTATAAATTTCCTCCAAAATGTCGGAAAATTTTTTCTTACCAAATATTACGCTATCGAATTGTGACATAAATATACAATTAGTTTCTTATAAATATGAAAACTAAAACTTTGTATATCCGTGTTCTAAATAAAATACATAACCTTTTTTAAAAATGTCATAAAGTTGATTTGCTATTTTTGTAATTTTAGGTGTTTTAGCATCAACTTGTTCACGGATATAAATGTAAAGAGCTTTTTTATTAAATACATCTAAATGTTCTCTTTTTCTAAATAGTTCTAATATTGCATCTGCTATTTGAGCGTCATATTCTTTAGGAAATAGAGAATAAATGTTTTCGGTGCAGTATTCA